GGCGACGGCCGCCACCATCAACCAGCTGCGGCAGGCCTTTCAGATCCAGAAGCTCTACGAGCGGGACGCCCGCGGCGGCACGCGGTACATTGAGCTGCTGAAATCTCACTTTGGCGTCACGAGCCCAGACGCGCGCCTCCAGCGGCCCGAATATCTCGGCGGGTCGACAGCGCCCATCGCGGTCAACCCGGTGGCTCAGACCTCTTCCACGGACGCTACGACCCCACAGGGCAACCTTGCCTCGTATGGCACCGCCTCACTCCGGGGCCACGGCTTCAACAAGTCCTTCGTGGAACACGGTGTCATCATCGGCCTCGTCTCGATCCGGGCCGACCTGACCTATCAACAGGGCCTCAACCGGATGTTCTCGAGAGAAACCCGGTGGGACTTCTTCTGGCCCGCTCTCGCTCACATCGGCGAACAAGCCGTCCTCAACAAGGAAATCTACGCTCAGGGAACTTCCACCGATGAAGAAACCTTCGGCTATCAGGAGCGCTTTGCGGAGTACCGCTACAAGCCCTCCCTCATCACCGGACAATTCAGAAGCAACTTTGCTCAATCCCTGGACACCTGGCACTTGTCCCAGGACTTCGCTTCTCTCCCGGCCCTCAACGCTTCGTTTATCGAAGAAAACCCTCCCGTCGACCGAGTCATCGCGGTTCCCACTTATCCGCATATGATCCTCGACACCTACATGGAGCTCAAATGCGCCCGCCCGATGCCGATCTACTCGGTGCCCGGCCTCATTGACCATTTCTAAGCAATGGGCCTCTTACCAATCCTCGGCGCGGTTGCCGGCGGTCTCATCCAGAACGCCGGCAACAAGGCTGCCTCGGCCAAGCAAATGGCCTTTCAGGAGCGCATGTCCAACACCTCGTATCAACGAGGCATGGCCGACATGAAGGCTGCTGGCCTCAACCCGATTCTCGCCGCCAAAATGGGCGGCGCGGATACTCCCGGTGGCTCTGCGATCCCCATGCAGAACATCGCCGAAAACGTCCCAGCGGCGATCCAATCGGCTTTGGCGATGAAGACCAACAAAGCCCAGCTGGAAAACATCGAGTCCTCCACGGCTCTCAACAACGAAAAGATCAACACTGAGCGGACTTCTCAGGTCCTTGCCACCGCTAATGCCGGGTTATCCGGCGCTAATACTGCCCTCTCCATGCGCGATGCCGCGCTCCGAGAGGAACAACTCGCTACTCAGAAGATCTTGACGGAGAAAGAGCACTTCAACGTTGACAAGGTCCTCGCCGACATCGCCGAGACCACTGCGGACACTGTCAACAAACAGCAGCTGACGGAAAAGCTGATCAATCAGGCCAACATCGACAAAAGCGAGGTTGGCCAACTCTTGGCATGGCTTGCCCGTGCCAAGGAACTCGGTGTCGGGCTCGACACCGTCTTCGGACTTCTTAAAGGTCGCAAAAAAGGCGATGCCTTCCCACACATCCCCAATGCCTCCAACGGCTTCAAAAGCAGCCCTCTAATCGAATAAGGAAACACTCCAATGACGAAACAAACGACGACTTCAACGACGAACAAAACGACATCTCTGCCTCTATTCAGAACTGCTTACCAATCTCACGAACGCTACTATGCCCCTCTTCACGGCAAATCTCTGACTCACCAGTCAATGGCCGCCGAATGCGACATCAACACCATCATGAAGAAGTACGAAAAAACCGGTGTCCTCGAACACCGCAACCGCTTCCAAGGAGCGTATGGCGACTTTTCTAACGTCCCTGAGAGCTATCACGAGAGCATGAACAAGGTCATCGCTGCCGAGGAAATGTTCTCGACTCTCCCGGCGCGCGTCCGGCGTCGTTTCCATAACGACCCCGGCGCTTTCATCGACTTCGCCAGCAACCCTGACAACGTTCAGGATATGATCGATCTGGGGCTCGCCACGGCGCGCGAGACGCAAGGATCGAGCGACGACGTGGTCGAGCCCCCGGCTCCCCCGAAACCCGCCTCTCAGGCGGCTCCCACGAGCGCTCCGGCGCCGTGACGAAAAGGGGGGGCGCCCGGGACATAAACGTGAACTCTTCGGTTCATCGTTTTGTCCCTTGGGGCGCCCCCCCCCAACCCCTTGCACAGTTCCTTACTTGATGTAACTGTGCTAGGTGACACCTTCACCTCTCAAATAGGAGAAATCGACTATGCCCAAACGCTCAAAAATGTCTCGCCGGTCAAGCCGCAAAAACTTCTCGCGCGGGTCCAAAATCAAGGCGAGAAACTTCTCGTCGGGACCCATGCGCGGCGGCATCCGGCTTTGACGTGCCATGCTACAGCCCCCTTGCCGGTTACTTTCACAACGGCAAGTTCACTATGTCTCGCCCGAAAGGATGCGATCAACGCATGACTGTGCCCTGCGGACAATGCATTGGCTGCCGCCTCGAGCGCTCCCGCCAATGGGCGGTGCGCTGCGTCCACGAGGCCCAGATGCATGATGACAACTGCTTCGTCACCCTGACCTACGATGACGAAAACCTACCTTACGGGTCCACTCTGGTAAGGGCGGACTTCCAAAAATTTATGAAACGACTTCTGAAAAACTCGGGCCTTAAAATCCGGGTTTTTTATTGCGGGGAATATGGCGGGGAAACTCATCGCCCTCACTATCACGCCTGCCTCTTCGGCTATCGACCGTCTGACCCTGAGCTATTCAAGACGGATGGCGAATATCCCCTCTACACCTCGCAATTCCTGACTAAAACGTGGGGCCTCGGCCACGCCTCTTTCGGTGAACTTACCTTTGAGACCGCCGCGTATACGGCGCGCTACTGCACCAAGAAATTCACCGGTCCTGATGCCGATGCCCACTATGAAACGGTTGACCCCGAGACGGGGGAAATCACCACACGTGTTCCGGAGTTTTCCGGCCAGTCCCTGCGCCCCGGTATTGGGGCAAGGTGGCTGGAGCGCTACGGCGCTGACACCTACGAAAAGAACGAGGTCATCCTTCGTGGCAAGGCCATGAAACCGCCTCGCTTCTACGACAAGGCCTTCGCCGCTATCGACTACGGACTGGTCGAGATGGCGAAGGAACAACGGCGCTTGGCTCACAACCGTCGCCAAGCGAAACTCGGGCCTGACTATGCCCATTCCCGCCGTGCTTATGCTGGCAAAAAAATCGCTGAAAAGCGTCTACAAACAAGGGAAAATATCAAATGATCGAAGTGTGTATCTACGCTATCCGCGACAATGGCGCGGAATTCTTCATCCAGCCTTTTACGGCTCCTACCGACACTGTCGCGCAGCGCATGTTCATCGGGTCTCTGGGGGACAGCTTTCCCCATCGGCAGGACTTCGCGCTCTATCGGTGCGGGATCTTCAACACGCAGACGGGATGTATCGAGTCTCAGGATCCTGAATTGGTCCTCAATGGCCTCTCGATCCCGGAGAAATTCGATCCACGTCTCCCAGCTGCGAACGCAAAAGGAACGCAATCATGAAATCACCGATGAAGCATAACTTCAGCCAAGTTCCCAAGGCTGAAATCCCTCGGTCCAGCTTCGACCGCTCTTGCGGTCATAAAACGACCTTCGATGCGGGATACCTGATCCCCATTTACGTCGATGAGGCTTTGCCGGGTGACACGTTCAACGCCAAACTGCACGCCTTCGGGCGGCTGGCTACGCCTCTGCATCCTTTCATGGACAACCTGTTCATCGACACCCACTTCTTCTTCGTTCCCAACCGTCTCCTGTGGGAGAACTGGGAACGCTTCAACGGTGCCCAAGACAATCCGGGGGACTCGACGGACTTTCTCATCCCCCAGATGGTCTCTCCTGCCGTGACTGGCTACGCCAACGGCACTCTGTCGGACCACTTCGGAATACCGACCGAAGTTGCGGGCCTCACGCACTCAAGCCTCTGGCACCGTGCCTATAACCTGATCTGGAACGAATGGTTCCGGGATCAGAACTTGCAGGACTCTGTCGTCGTCGATCGCGACGACGGTCCTGATGACCCTGCGGACTACGTCCTGCTTCGTCGTGGCAAGCGCCACGACTATTTCACCTCTTCGCTCCCTTGGCCTCAGAAGGGGCCAGCGGTAGATCTCCCGCTTGGCACCTCTGCCCCGCTCGATGGCTTCGGTATGACCGGGACGCCCTCGAACAACATCACGGACGGTACTGTTTCGCGGGGTTTGACCTCGGATCAGGACTGGACCTCGGCGGGGGGCAACACCTATCAGACCGCGACGGCTACCGGGAATATTACCATCCGGACGACCGGCAGTGGGTCATCCCGGCGTCCTGACGTCTATGTCGACCTCAGCGAGGCGACGGCCGCCACCATCAACCAGCTGCGGCAGGCCTTTCAGATCCAGAAGCTCTACGAGCGGGACGCCCGCGGCGGCACGCGGTACATTGAGCTGCTGAAATCTCACTTTGGCGTCACG